CACAGATTGCCAATCTTATCTCAGAGATTGACAGTATCGGTTCATTTGATGGTATTATGGATAAATTAGAGGAGTTTTCCAATGAAAAAGACAGTTAAGAAGATCGATAGACACGGACATGAAGAGACTTGGGAGTGGGAAGAGACTCCTGAACTAAGGGAATTCATCAAGCGACAGTCATTTACAAATCTGTCAGCACCCCCTACCCGTCCTACCTAATCCGTGCTATAATATACGGAGTGCTTCCTTAGCAATCTGGTGAATGCAGCAAACTCATAATTTGCCTAAGGAGAGTTCGATCCTCTCAGGAAGCATTCGCGAGTGTGGCGGAATCGGTAGACGCACCAGACTTAAAATCTGTTGAGAGCAATCTCGTGGGAGTTCAAGTCTCCCTACTCGCACTCTGTTAAATATAACATTAACAGGAAACCATAACATTATGGCACAGTTCAGGTATACAATCTCACGTAAACATGTATTCGTAGACAGTGTACCTGTTCTGATGTATTATGTTGAAAGTATGCCATTTGCTTTTGATGTTCTAGAAGACGAACAAAAAAACGACAAGTGGATACTGGCAGAAGCAGCACTCAATGAAGAGTATACTATGGAAGATATCTTCAAGTATTCTGATTACTTGATTGCTGAAGAATGCCACCCTGTATTATTTGATCTAGATATCGTTAATCCTGAAGTTTTACCTGATGAACACATTTCTTGATTTGCTTGAAGGTACATTTTCTAATAAAACTCAAGCTCAATCTCATCCTACTCGTTATGCTCACATTTGGGTAAATCATCGGAAAATTTCCGATCATCGTATCTATGGGGAACAAGCATACAATTATCTTAAGAACAGACCTTATAGACAGTTTGTTATTGAGATAGTCGCTGAAGAAAATCAGTTTCGTTTAAAAAACTATGAAATTTCTGATGCAAAACAGTTTGCTGAATGTAAGAATCTCGATCAGATTACTGAAGATATGTTGACATATCGTGATGGATGTGATATTATTATGAAAGAGATTGGAACCAATACATACAAAGGTGGTACATCTACTTGTAATTGTTGGGTCAATTGGCAAGGTGTAAAGACCTACGTTCAAAATGAGGTAATTCTTAGCGAAGAAGATTATCAGGTGGTTGATCGTGGTCTTCACGCAGAAACAAACGAGAAAATTTGGGGTTCTGATTGGGGAGCGTTTAAATTTAAAAGAATGCCAAACTAGCTCAGTGGTAGAGCAGGGCTTTTGTAAAGCTCAGGTCGCAGGTTCAAATCCTGTGTTTGGCTTTCGGTTAAGCTTATAGCTAAAACCGATATTCATGTACTATTGCAAATTGAATTGAATGCTAACATACGAAAGACTTATTCCAGGACAACTACCCCAAGTTGCTTGGTATGATAAATTGGAATTACCTGAAGGACGTACCTATATCGTCCGTAAGAGATCTGTCTATGCCCTTGATGAAGTATGCGTTACTAATCATTCAGGACAAGAACTTAATGATGTCCGTTCTGTTGGAACAAACAGCGTTAATGTAGAGTTAATTAAGAACAATATGGCAGTACACGGACAGTTAGTCAGTGTGCAACCAGAATATGTTTATAAGTCTGCTCTATTTGATGGATTTAGCCGTTATGCTGCTAAGATGGAACTTGGATTAACCCATAGTGTCTTCAATGATCTTGAGTTAAAGCCAGGTTTTACTGAGCAGGAAATGCGTGATGAGATTGGTCTAGGTGCCAACGATCATCCACCTTCTAAGGGTGCTACTGTCAATGACTTTAAGAAGCGTCTTAACGGACATATTGCCTTGTATTTGAGCGAGCATAATGCACTCCCTTCTACTGGTTACTGCATTGATTGGGTAAATAATATTCCCCATTCATTTGTTCAAAAGCAAGTCATTGATTTAGTTGATCTATGTCTTCAGAAGCAACGTTGCAATGGCAGTGTTGTTGCTATTGATTCTGCAAAGGCAAATGCATTTGCTGCAAAGCACTGTCCAAACAACATGAGGGTAATTCCTCTTAATGTTTCCGCTCAAAAGGGCGGTGGTATCAAAGGCACTTACTTTGATCGTGCTTTCATTAATGCATTTTATGCAGCAGGAGAACTATCTTTCATCGGTTATACTCAAGGTATTGAAGCTGAAGAGGTTCCCTACTTTCGTTCTGTAGCACAGGAAAAAGTAGATGCTGCTAACTCTGCATTTGAGGAAGCATTCCAAAGACGTTTGGAAGAAGGTAAGAACTTCAGGATGTTTGAACTAGAGGGATTCGTTCCTCAGATCATCGGTCAAGAAGAACCAACTGAACTCGTCAAGTAATAATCTAATGGGACTTCGGTCCCACCCAATCCTCTTTAGCTCAGCGGTAGAGCGGTTGACTGTTAATCAATTTGTCCCTGGTTCGATCCCAGGAAGGGGAGTTATGTATAGAACAACGTATAGAGAACAATTTGGGTACATTTACATGTGTCTTAAAGAAATAGCATTAATGCTTATTCTCAGAGATAGGTACAGACCCCGTGTATAAATAAATCCTAGGATAAAAGATATACCGCAGGGTCAGATTAATCATGCCATTAACACGTCTGGATAACCTTATCAGCAGCAAAACTGGTAAGTATCTTTATGTTTCTCCTGATGATTTCAACGCTACAGATGCGTTATCGAATAGAGGTAACTCACCTGTAACGCCATTCAAGAGCATCCAACGTGCTTTTCTAGAGATTGCCAGATTCTCATATCTGCCTGGTCCAGATAATGATCGCTTTGACCAGTTCAGCATCATGCTGATGCCTGGTATTCATTATATTGATAACCGTCCTGGTTTGGGTGATACTGCTAATATTGCAGAATTTGGTTTTGCTAATAATGCATGGAATGATAATTCCATCCTTGATATCTCTAATCCAGATAACATTCTTTATAGGTTTAATAATACTGAGGGTGGTGCTATCATCCCTAGAGGTTCATCGCTAGTAGGTTATGATCTTCGCCGTACTGTTATTCGTCCTCTATATGTTCCTGACCCTGCGTCAGTAACTGTTCCTCGCTCTGCTATCTTTAACGTAACAGGTGGTTGCTACTTCTGGCAGTTTACTATTAAGGATGGTCAGACAACTTCAGAGTCTCCTCTCTATAATGGTGGTATTGGCACTGGTGAGGTTTACTATGACCCTAATGACTTTACCAAGTTAACATCACCTAACTATTCTCACCACAAGCTAACTGTATTTGAATACGCAGACACAGAAGAGTTGTCTCTATTCTACAGAAAGATTGCAAAAGCTTTCAAACAGTATCAACCAACAATTGACCAACCAGGTGAATTTGATTTCAACGTTCAGGAGAATAGAATTGTTGGACCTCTATCTGACTCTAGAGTTATTGAAAGTCTAGAATTTCTTGATGCTACTACTGATCCTAGCATTTCTGCTTCTACATCAGAGATTACTGTAACAACAAAAGTAGACCACGGTTATTTCGCGGGTCAATTTGTTGCTGTCTCTGGTACAGAGATTGATAGTGTACTTGAAGGATTCTTCTCGATCAAAGAGATCGATTCTAATGATCCTCGTAAATTTACTTACGAAGTTCCTGTTGTTGTTAGTGCAATTGGTACGGGTATTGCTTCCGGAGATATTCTTAGTGTAGAAACAGCTGTTTCACTCGGTCAAAACGCACAGACATTAGCAGAGGTTGACTCTGTTGAATCTGCATCACCATATGTCTTTAACGTATCGATTAGATCTACGTGGGGTATTTGTGGTATCTGGGCGAACGGTCTTAAGGCGACTGGCTTTAAGTCAATGGTTATAGCTCAATATACGGGCGTTTCGCTTCAGAGAGATGACAGAGCATTCATCCGTTATGATGAGTATTCTAACACTTGGAACCAAGCATCACTATCAGATGCATTTGCAACTGTTCCTTATCACGCTAAAGGCGATTCTTATTGGAAGGACGAGTGGAGAAACTTCCACGTTAGAGCATCGGATGATGCTTTCATTCAGAACGTTTCTATCTTCGCTGTTGGTTTCGCAGATCACTTCCTAATGGAAAGTGGTGGTGATATGTCAATCACCAACTCAAACTCTAACTTCGGTAACACATCTCTACATGCTATTGGTTTCAAAGGTTTCGCCTTTAACCAAGACAAAGGTGGTTTCATTACTGACATCATTCCACCAGAGCAGGTAGTATCCAGTTCTTTCAATGTAGAGAAAACAAATTATTATACTGTTGACATTGTAGGAACTGTTGGAATTCCAAACAACTACACTAAGCTGTTCTTGGGTAGTGAGGATATTTTAACACCAAGAGATCGTCCTGCTGTTTCTATTGGTGGATACCGACTTGGTGCTAAATCTGACGAAAAACTATATGTAAAACTTGATAAAATTTCTACTTCTGGTGAAATTTTTAATGCTACTCTAAGTAATACGGGATTCGTAAAGTATATTGCTAAGGGAAGTGTATTAAATCCATCTGGTATTGCTGTTAATAGTATCTTCGCAGATGCTGCTAACTTGATTGAAAGTAACCGTCGCCTGATGCAGGAGGAAGTATTTGGTTACATCCTAGAGAAGTATCCTAAACTTCAAAATATTTCTTATGTCAATCCAGGACAAAATCCTAATGCAAACCGTTACTTTGACGCACGTAATTTAGTTCTTGCTAATCGTCAAGAGATTGTAAATGAAGCATATGCTTCCATGTTGGAGACGTTCCCCAACTACGATGGTAACAATGGTAATACATATGGCGACAAGTGTAAGCGTGACATTGGTATCATTGTTGACGCTGTTGCAGAAGATCTTAGAGATGGTGGTAATGCTAATATTATTGCCGCTACTAAAGAGTATTTTGATGGTGCTGGAAATCCAATCACTAACGGTTTGGTTGGAGAAGAAGATCCTGCTATCTGGGCTTTCAATGAAGCAAGAGATCTATGCAAGAAAGCAATTGCTAACCTGCTAACTGTTAAGGCAGACCTCTATGATGTAGGTACTCCTGATGGCAGTGGTGGATTCAATAGTGTTTTCTTTACTGGTAACACTAATAACTACTCTGCATTTATTGCTGGAAAAGGTAAGACAGGTTCTCAAGCAGAACTAGATGGTGATACAACTAATGGTGTAACATACGATCCTTCTGGTGTTAAAGATCCAGCTGGTCGCAACAAACAATCTCGCAACCGTATTGTTGCTAACCGTGAGTTTATTCTTGATGCAGCACTAGCAGAAATTACTGTTTATCATCCAGATTTTTATATTCCTGGTGATGTAGCAAGCGGAGAACATTCACGTTATGCTGATGGATTTAGATTAATTCGCCGTAATAGTAAAGAAATTGCAGACAAAGCTCTTGCAGCAATTGCTTTAAACCATGAAGATTTCTACTTCCCTGGTGACGCTCAGACTGACACTGGTTCTAGATTTGCTGATTCTTACAGATTAATTCAGTTGAATAAGACTGAGATTGTGAACGCAGCATTTACTGCGATGAATACCAATCAACCACCAGCAACCCCACCTGCAAATTATGAGTCTAAGTGTAAGCGTGACTTAGGAATCTTTGTTGATGCTATCTCTCTCGATATTTTCTTGGGTGCAAACGAGTATACTTACAGATTTGCTGCTGAATACTTTGATGCTAATGGAGCTCCATTAACAAATGGATTAACTGGTGAGATCGTAGCTTCTCTTTATGCATTCAACGAAGCAATCAACCAGATGAAGTTGGCAATCACCAACCAACTTGGTGTATCTGACCTTACGATTACTGCAGATCCACTTACCGGATCTAATACTGATCCAAATTCTTGTGCTAACGTCAAGTCAGCAATGGATACTTTGTATGGTATTGTTGATACTATTCTAACTGCTGGAAATCTAAGTAGTCTCCCTGTAGAGATCAATAAAGGTACTCTTGTCAATGGAGAACTTAAGTGTTACAGAGACATTAATTACTTTATTGATGCTATCTCTGTTGATATGTTTATTGGTGGTAATAAGCACACCAGAACTTTCGTACAGCAATACTTTAGTAATACTACTACACAACTACCTGATGGTTTATTAGGTGAAGAAGCAGAAAGTGTAACTGCTTTTGATGCTGCCTCTTTAGTAATGCAGCAGGCAGTTAGAAATGCTTTATACTACAAAGATCTTACCGTAACTCCTGGTGAGTCTGCATATGGTGATGGTAACGGTGTTGTTCCTAATACTGATCCAACTGCATGTGCTGACGTTGTTAGTGCTATTTCTAACTTAGTATCCATCGTAACTGATGTATTCCAAGGTCAACCAAACCCAACTTTAGCTCTACTACCAGCAGAAAACACAGGAACTCTCCTTGCTGGTGAGATTAAGTGTCGTAGAGATATCGGTCATATTGTTGACGCTGTAGCGCAAGATATTTGGTTTGGTGGTAACGATTTTACTATCGCTGCGACTAAAAAGTACTTCAATAATAATAGTTTAATTGGAAATGGTGTTGCTGGTGAAGTTGCTCCTTCTATTACTGCATTTAGAAGAGCACAGGATCTGATGAACCGTGCTACTAATAACCAATACTATGATCGCGATCTTAATATTACATTAGATGCTGTAGGTGATCCCCCAGTATTCTCTGATATTCATTCAAATGCATATCAGCAAGTCTTAGGAAATAAAGAGTTCATTGCTAAAGAAGCATATGAGCGTATGAAGGCAGCATATCCTTCATATAATCCTCAAGCAGGCAACACAGAACAAGATTGTCTGGATGACGTTTATAACGTCTTGGAAGAAGTAATGTATGATGTTAAGTTTGGCGGTAACGCTAAGACTTACGATTCTGCTAACATCTATATTACTAATGAGTTTTCTCCGTCTGGATATAACTTGATATATCCATCAAATCCTGTCGTCGGAAGAACAGAATCTGATCCAAATGCTACTCCAGACACACTAGGATTCTACACTGAGAATGGTCCTAGAGGTGAAATTACCTGGGCGTGGGATGGAACTGCATGGAAGGTTGAGACATTTATTGATGCAGAACGTGATGAAGCTGCTAGAGTTTTTACGGAAGTTAAGAATATTGCATCTCAAATTATCACTAGCGAAACGGTAACTGTTTCTTCTGGCAATCCTCTCACTCAATATATCGATCCTACAATCACAGATGATTGGGACGCTGATGAAAATCTACCCAAATGTGCTTCTGCTGTTTCTGCAACGGACACACTTCTAGACATTATCATTCAAGCAATTGGTACTGATGCCGGTGTTGGCAACTTAACTAATATCACGAGAAATGTTCCAGCACAACCCACTACTTATGCCTTAGGTAATTGTTCTGATGTTCTTGCTAATATCGATACTCTAGTTAGTATTGTTTGCGACAATCTAAATGCAGGAAACTTAAATGATCTTCCAATTTTAAACAATGGTAACTGGGATTGCGCTAACGTTCGTAGTTCTATTGAAGTTCTGTTTGATATTCTTACTGATGCAATCAGTGGTGGTACACTTGATGATCTACCGGTCATCAACACAGGTGATTTTACTGTCAATAATGAGGCGTCTAAGTGCTTCCGTGATGTTTCCTATGTTGTCGATGCTCTAGTAAATGATCTTAGACTTGGTGGTAACATCAATAGTATCCAAGTTGGTGAAGCATATTACGTTGGAACTAATTTAGATTATATTGATGGAGAAAAATTAGAAACATTAGATGCTTGGAATTATGTTGGTAAGATGGCAACAGCTGCCATGAGAAATTTCGACTTCCTTGCATACAACTGTACTACAACTGCTGGTTCTAATATTGTAGATGTAAATGATACTAGAGGTATTGTTATTGGTATGAAGGTCGAGGAGTATTCAAATACCTCCTATACCTATGGAACTCTGAATGCTGGATCTACTCCAATCTACACAACTATTCCAGAAGGAACATATGTTAAGAAAATTTTAACCAACACTACTATTGAACTTGGTGTAGAAAATTCTAGAATAAACGAAGGTATTTCTGTAAATGCACTTCTCTCTAGCACCACTATCAATCTTCACTTTGAGTTTGCAAAAGGTGTTTGGGCTGATACATTACCAAAAACAAAAATTATTGGTCCTGCAAATGATCCAACAACTGAAGTTATCTGGGACACCACAACCTCTGCTAGTAATGCAGAATGTGCTTCTACTGCAGCTGCAATCGATCAATTAATCGATGCCTTAACTACAGTTATTGATGTTGGACCTGGAAGTGTAACTAGACAAGAACAAACTGTTACTACTGCTCTATTAGCATCTAGAGCAACTTTATTTACTATTGACACTACTGGATCTGGCGGTAATTCATCTCACAATTTTGAGACTGGAACTCCAGTTAGACTATCTCCACGTCCACGTTTTGATACTGTAACAGGCAAATATGTTGATGTTGATAAGCGCCTTGTTAGACTACCTAATGGATTTGAGACTAATAGAAAATATTATGTCATTGCTCCTGGTAGAAGAACTATAGAGGGTGGAAATGAATATTCTGGTACTACAGTCTTTAATGGAGCAGCAGCAACACAAAACAAATTGATGTTGGCAACTTCTCCAGAGAATGCTGCAGCAGGTATTTACATCTACTCATCCGAGACTGATACTATTGATCCAAATGTAGAGATTGATATCTATCAATTTGTTAAAGATATTTCCTACGATCTACACAATTACACTGTTAATATTACTAATGTTACTAGTGGTGGAATTGAAACAAATATTTCTCACATTTTTGATATTCCTGCTAGTAATGTAACTCCACAGAAAGTATTTTTCAGAGCATTAGAAGGATCTCAATTGCCATTACTTGGTGGCACATATGCTTCTAATGCAAATATTGCAATAGTTGATCCTAGTGATCCTGATAATGGCAGAGTCAATCCTCAAAAAGAAGTTTATGCTCGCTATTATACCAGTAAAGTGTTTACTATTCACGAGAGTGAAAGTGATGCATTAGCTGATAGAGATCCAATTGTTTTCGAGCCAGGTCAAAACAATTTGAAGTTTGAGGTATTTGCTGATAAGCGTGTCTCTCCTGTGAAGTTTGATCCTAGTATTGGAAATACTGGTAAGTGGTACATTGAGTGTATTGATGAAGTTTCTTCTCAACCAAATCAAACTAATCTTGAAAATATTCTATGGAGAATCAAGCAAAGTGATTATGGTGATAAACAAAAAACAACTGATACGTGGTTTGAACGTTTAAAAGATGATAGAGACAAGGATGATAGAACATATAAAATTCGTTATGTCATTCCTAAGTATCTTGAGAACGCTAGAGATCCTATCAATGGTTTCGTTCTTAAGACGAGAACTGACGATACTCGTAAGTTAGTACCACAAAAAATTCTACTAAAACCTGTATCTGGATCTGTATATGGTGCTCGTTTTGAGAACCCAAGACAGTCTGGTGAATTTATTGGTTATACTGAATCCGATTTTAAAAATAATAGTCTTAACTTAGCAGCTGCATATGATCCATATGGAAAAGACCTAACAGGTTCTGGAACTGAATATAGAGCATTTGTTAAATTTGCTTCGGGTATTCAGTCTACTATCCAATCAGGTCGTTATGTAGAAGATGAGTTTGATCCTACAGTTAAGAAATATCTAGAATTAACTTTGTACGATCATGGAGTTGATACTCTCAACTATCCTGGTCTAAGAAATGAACTCTTTACTACGGTTAAGATTGAGTCTCCTCAGGGTGGTTCATTTGTCGCTAATAAGACACAAAATATCACATCTAACCAAATTGAGTTCACTGGAAACTCTTCTGGTATTGCCAATATTCATGCATATATGAATGTTGGTGGAGATCACTACCTAATTATCAAGAATATTCGTGGTGGTAGTCTCGAATTTAGTGAGTATACTAGCACTGAGTTTAGACAAGGTAATGTTTTTGCTACCATGCTTGAAGATCAAGACATGGGTAAATCACTACCTCTAAAAACACTAATCAGAAAAAATTATCCTGAGTATTTTTACAAGCAAAAAGGCGCTAATGTTTACACTATCACTCCAGGTGATCGTGTTACTGATGGTGCTGGTGTTGAATACTATGTTGATAAAGTTGAAGATGTTGGTGTTATTGAAGATACATTCTATATCTTTGATAGTCAAGAATTACAGAGACGTATTTCAGGTCAGCAAGACGGTATTTACTACTTAACTGCTCTTCGTGGCAATGTTTCCCCATTCCCACAAGGTGCTGGTGTAGCAGAAAACTTCAAGAAATTTAAGTTCTCTCAACCAGTTAGTAAGCTATATCCTCTCAACTACAAAAATGACCCTCTTTGGTTCCAGAAAAATGGTACGTCTATTGAAGAGAAGAACTACTATTCTCAGTTAATTGATCCACCTTCTGCTTTCTCTGCAGCAGATAACTATATTCATGGTCTTGTTACAGTCAATGACTTTAAGAATTCTACAACCAGAGAGATGGTTGCGGACTTGACTCAGCAACCTGCATTTATCAATAATGACTATACTAATAGCACTAGTGATTTTGATGGTAATGTAATTGATAATAGAATTAGAGCTCAGCAAGGTAATGCAACTTCAGGTTCTGAAGATCGCCTCATTCCGATTGCAGGTGATGGTGGAATTATTTCTACTCAACGTTACTATGTTGAACTTAGAAGACCTTCTATTGCTCGTGCTGGTAACCACACGTTTGAGTATCTTGGATTCGGTCCAGGAAACTACTCTACTGGTCTCCCTGCGCGTCAGGAGATCGTCTTAACACCTACTGAGGACTTCTACGCCCAAAGTAAGAAACAAGACGGTGGTATCGTCTTCTACACTGGTATCAACTCACAAGGTGACTTGTATATCGGTAATAGAAGAATCAACGCCATCACTGGCGAAGAAACATTTATCGATGCTGCAATTCTTGCAGATGATGACGATGATGAGGATGTAATTGCAGGTCTCGTTACGACGTTTGATACGCCAGTAACGTTTAACAAATACATTAACGTTATTGGTGGTGATGGTGATCTTGTTAGTACTTTTGAATCTCCAATTCTACTTGCTATTCAAGACGAAGATTTAACCAATCAAAGAGATTGTTTAATTATTAGATCTAATGTATCATCAATTGATCCTGTTACCAACTTACAACAGGATGAAATTCTTGATAGACTTGGATGGGCTACTTCTTCACCTCTCGATGGTGATATCAGAATTAGTAAGAACCGTATTGATGCAGCTATTTTCTCCTTTAATTCTAGAGGTAACGGACAAAAGTATAAGTTCCAGACTCATTATGCAGCAGGTGGTCCATCGAATCTCACACCAAATCAGAGTGGACTTCCCACATCTGGCGGTAATGCTATTGACTCAAATCAGGTAATTAATTATCAGGGAGTCATTCCGGATCAAGGAGATATTTTACTTAAAGGTGCTGAAATTGGTAAGAGTGGTTCTCTTGGATGGATTTTAACAAACTTCTATACATTCATCAATAATAACAACATTTCCACCATTACAACTGATGGATCTAATGTTGTTAAGATTACATTTATTGATACTACCACTGGATTGGATGTACCTGTAACAAATCTGGGAATCACTTCTGGATCACTGATTAGATTTGTAGATTATCCTGATTCAAACTTCAATCTACCAACAGGTTGGACCATTTACTCTCCTAGTGGTGATCCATTTAATGTTAATAATAACTATCTGCATATTCAGATTTCTAATCCCAAGGTAGCAAATGTTGTAAGTTGGTCTACAGTAATTGGTTCTAACAATCCTGTTCCATCATTAGAATTCTCAAATTCTGTATGGAAAGAAACTGGTGTTATTGGTGCTGAAGCACTTAGAACCGAAACTACGGAATTTGGAAACTTTAAACTTGGTATTAATACCATTTCTAGAGCATCTCATGATTCGGTTAACAATGCATTTGTAGAACAAAATTCGACCGATGCTAATAGCAGAGTTCAAGGAACGGAACCAGTAGCAAACTTGGATGTTTGTGGTACTACATTTATTTCGGGTAGAACCCTTATTCAACCTTCCTTCTTATCAAATGATAACGGTTATAGTCGTTATAATAACAATATTAAACAAGATAATGCTTTAGTTGTCGGTAGTGGTACTCCTGGTGATCTCGGTGCATTATCGGTCTTACGTGTTTCTACAACTCCTGGTCCTCTAGGTGGTAATTATGGAAGACTTGGTGTTAATGTAACCACCACTGAAATGAATGGAACTTTAAGTTCTTATGATAATGCAATCAGAGGCGCTACATTTAATGATGGAGCTCTTACTGTTAGTGGTAGATTAGATATCTTTACTGGTATTCTTGATACTACTAGTTCAACTATTGATTTGATGAATTCATCGACAACGGTGAGATTCGCAATGGCAGCGGAGAATTTGCAAATTGCAAATGGAACTACTAACAACGCTCCAAACACAATCAACATTGCTAATTATGCATCTCAGTCATCTTATAATCTTGGTAATGTTGCTGGAATAACTTCATTTAATATTCACAGAGGTGCTCAACAAGCTGAGGTTAAAATTGCTACAGTATCAAATAACGATGATACTTATGATTGTAATATTACACTTGGTGGTGCATTCTTAAATAGCGGTTCTTTAACTGAGATTAAGACAAGAAACACAAACCTAGATGGTGATGTTCAAATTGGTAGTGGAATCACTGCAGGTTCTGGAACAGGTAAATTGTTCTCACTGAATAGCAGTTTTGAGCTACTTGCCGCCAGTGGTGGTCCTAACACAGTTGATTTTGCTACATCAGCATCTACTCTGAATATTGGTTCTCAGGGTGGTACAACCAGAGTTAGAAATGCTTTACGTGTTAATGCAAGAGCAGACTTTGATGGTGATATTGAACTACATGGTGGCATCAATGCTGGTGGTTTTGAGGTTGTTAGAAACGTCTTTGGAACTACTAGCGTAAATCACCCTGCAGGAAGTCTAGAAGACTTTAACATTGACCTCTATAAGAGAATCAATATCAGTGATAAGCAATTAGACTCTGTTGGTGCTTCTGAAATTACAGCAGCAGAAGAATTCATTGCATTTAATGAAGTTGTCACTCCTGGTGAAATTTCTACCGGTGACTTCTTACTTCTTGATAGATCTGCAACTGACGAAGATAACTCAGAAATCGTAAGAGTTCTAGAACTTACTAATCTAACAGATCAAACTGATCCTGCAGGTATTCGTGTTAAAGTTGCGCGTGGATCTGAAGGAACTACAGCACAAGTTCATCCAGATAATACTCCAATCTTTAGACTTGACAAGTCTGATAATGCAAGTTATCTAACTACTGGAATTAATACGACAATAACTCAAGTACAAACTGCTGAATTTGGAGGATCAATTAATGCTAATGATTATCTAAGAATATCTGATAACGAGTTTGTTCGTGTTGTAACTGTTCTTTCTGCATTAACATCGATTCAAGGACTTAGAATTAACAATGGTGCAGAACCTACTTCAACCAAGACATTTGAGGTACTATCAACAACTGGTAATACCTTCATTCTTGGCGAGTTAGAAGTCAATAAGACTATTCTACTCAAAGGATCTACATCTGTTGGAACTGAGTTCCTTAGAGTTACAAATGGAACTACATCTGGTACAATTGCATTTGAAGTTGATAGCGCAAATGGAGATACTAAGATCCGTGGTGATCTAAGTGTTGGTGCTGGATTCAATAAGTTCCTTGTGGACGGATCTAATGGCAACACTATTATTAATGGTGGCAACTTTACTATTAAAGATAGTGTAGGAACTAATAATAAGTTAAGATTAGAAAATAGCACTGGCAATCTAACAATTTCTGGACTATTTGTAAGTGAAGCAACATCTGGAACCAGTAGCTTTGCTAGTGATTTAACTGTTAATGGTGGTGATTTTGCTGTTAGAAACGGATCAACTGATATCTTTAAGGTAAGTAATAATTCTACAATTGAACTTGGTGGAATTGATTACTTCTATGGTCCTACTGGTGCAAAACGTTGGGACTATGTAAGTCAGTCTTCTGGTGGTGCTGATGTTATTAGTAATATTAATTACTTTGTAAATGTCACTGGCGATCTTTACATTAGATTACCAGAATCACCTAAGCATGGTGACATGATTAGATTTGTTGATATTGGTGGTGCTCTGTCTTATAATCTCAAACTTGTAATTCGTGCAGCAACTAATCAAAGAATCCAAGGAGATAATACAAATATCGCTCCAACAGTAAGTGGTATTAATCTTTCCAACCATAATGGTGGAGAATTAAACGTAACCACTCCAAATGCGGCATTTGGACTGATTTATGCGGGTGATCTAAATAGTGATGGAACGTCATCTGGCGTACCGAGTTCTAAACGTGGTTGGTGGTTAGTAGAAATCTAAAATGGCAAATTACGGATACCTAAAAACCATGAGAGCGGCAGCGATTGGTACAATCCTGCCGTGGACTGGTGATTTAACAAGAGTTCCTCCAGGGTGGATTATCTGCTCTGGAGACAATGTTTTAGCAAAAGATTATCCTTTATTAGCACAAGCTATTGGAGATTATTATGGAGGATCTTCTAGTTTTAATATTACCAATTTTCCTTGGAATACATCATCAACAGAAAGTCAAGAATTTTCTTTACCAGATTTAAATCAAAAACCTCTAGCTGATTTGGATTCTGCATATTTTGGAGGTGGTGCTCCTAATAGTGAAATTGATACCGCAGAAGCTTCTACAGCAGTAGCTAGTTTCATCGGATCAGATCAAGATAATGGAACTGCAGATAGAACTAGCGATGCATATGCGGATATTTTATTTTCGTATACAGCAGAAAATGATTTCTCTGGTACTATTACAGGTAATACTTTAGACCCCGGTTTTGGATCTCGGACAGTATATACAGGCGCAAGAAAATTAGGAAGAAATCACACACCTATTCACGCTCATGAAACTTCTTTCCCTACAATTTACGGACAGGGGTTGAACCAACCAGGATCTGGTGTTGCCTGTTCCCGAGAGATTACTTATAATATCAATCAAGCTTCATTTGACGAAATTCTTGATGGAACACAAATTGACGGCAGGATTACTATCCCAATTCAGAACTTTTCTGGAGGTGCTCCAAATCGATTAATTAATGGTAATGCTTTTGGTAATGGTACTGATGGTGTCGTATTAGGAAATATTGCATCAGAACAACCTGGACCAAATTTAAAAGCTCAGTCAGCAATTTCTCATGGTATTTCAAATTGGATTGGCATTACTGATAGTTTTCCAGCACCGCATCCTGAAGGTGGTAATGTTTCCTCTGGGACTAATAGGCATAATAGAAAATTTGACCCACAAGTTTTAGATGGTGATCCAAACCACAATGGAGAAATGCCTTATGCTATAGGTGGAGGAACAATTGAGGTTCCAAATAGAAACTGGGATCCTGGAGACGGAAATGCTGGTTCTGGACTCTCTGGTGACTCACATCTCCCATATAAAGTTTTCTTTAATCACTCTGGTATTGATTTTGCTAAAATTAATAATACTGCCGGAAGAACTGATATAATTCAATCGCATGATCATGCAAGTTTCCAAGTTAATTTAGATAGAGACTCTTCTTCTTTGAGAATGCCAGGACAATTAACATTTTCCGATGTTACTTCAAATGTTGTTCCAGATAATTTACCACAAGCACTAAATATTACTGTTACTGTACCTACTCCAAAAGTAGTTATATTGTACATAATTCGAGCATACTGATGGCAAATTACGCAGTACAAAAGGCGAAATATGGTGGGATGGTTGGAACTATTCACCCATTTACTAATCAGTTGCCTGCAGAAAATGATCCAAATTCTGGTAATTTTAGATCTCAACTACCTGCAGGATTTTTGCGATGTGACGGATCAATATTTAAACAAAGAGATTATCCACAACTAGCAGAAGTTTTGGGGATCGGTGAAAATTGTAAATTCGCTAAAGGTGAACTACAAGAAGATGAATTCCAATTGCCTGATATAGGATCAAAATATATTGTTCCTGGAGGAGCAACAGGAACTTACTTATCTCAAAATTTGTCTGACGGCACCACTCCTCATGTTGGAGCGGAGTTTGAAGTTACTTCAAATCGTGGTACATCTGCTTCAGTTAAATATGCTGGAAATTTTACTATTACTGGAAAAACTGGTGATGTATTAGGAAATCCTTTTTACGCTTCACCAGAAAATTCATTTACTGGAATTGTCACAGCTAATCATTTTCAAGGTCACGGACATGGCAGTAACGCTCAGGTTTTGAATTGTACGGGAAATTATTTTGTTTCTCCTGCGCAAGGACCCGAAGGAAGCGATAGTCATAGTGGCAATAATTGTAGACCATTTGCAGGAAATACTCTTTATAATATTGCAACTCCTACTGATACTAGTGCTATTTCAGCGCAACATGATCATTTGATTGATATGCCAGTATCTCAAAATGATTACGATCAAAATTTTCAGTATACATATCCAACAGTACAAGTTCCTGCGACTAGTCTTGAAACAACGGTAAATATTATTACACAAGATGTAGATACCTTTGATGAAACTGTTGCTCCATTTATTTTAGTAGAATACATTATCAAATATTAATACCAATGGCAATAGTAACTCAGACATTTGATGTAGCTGGACTAACAACTTTTACTCTACCTAGTGGAGTAACAGAATTTGATTACGAAGTTCATGGCGGCGGTGGCGGTGGATCGGGAAACGATGCCGGATCTCCTGGTGGTTCTGGTGGAAATGGCAGTCTAGTCGTAGGAAAAGCTATTGGTATTACTGGTGGAACTACTTTACAAATTTTTGTTGGTGAAGGTGGTTTTGGTGGAACAACTGGAGGTGGAGGTGCTGGAGGACCTGGTGGCACTAATGGTGGTAGTGTAAGTGGTGGTGGTAGTGGCGGTAATGCAGGAAATTCTGGATCCTCAGGCGGCGGTGGCGGTGGCGGTGCTGCATCCTATATTACAATTGATCCTGGTTCTCCTGCTGGTGGCACAATCAATTATAATCAACTATTTGCGGTTGGTACATCAATTACAATTCCAGCTGGAATCTCTACAGTAAACTATACCATAAAAGGAGCACAAGGTGGACATGGTGGAGCTAGCTTAGGGATATTTGAAGGTGTCGGTGCAACTACAATTGCTCCAAGAGGACAGGGAGGTCAAATTATTAGTGGAACATTATCAAATGTTGCTGGTAAAGCTCTCAGTATTATTGTTGGAACTAGAGGACAAAATGGCGCACAAGGGGCAGGTTCTACTCCTGGTGGAGCTGGTGGTGGTGGAGTTAAACTTGGTGGAGTAGGAGCAACAGGTGCAGCATCGGGTGAAACTTGGCAAACCAGTGCTGGTGGCGGTGGCGGTGGTGGAGACACTGCTATTCGTGTTGTAAATGATGGAAATGCTATAGCGGTTCTGGCAGGTGGTGGCGGTGGATCAGGTGGTCAGCAATTTAATAGTCCCCTTGATTACACTACAATATATCCAGCTGATACTAGGTTATCATCTTCTTTGAATAATACTAACGGTGACAATTCAAATGTTCCTTCAGCGACAGCGGGTAACTCTGGCGGCGGTGGAGGTGGTGCAGGCAATCCTGGTGGGGCATTGGGGATCGTGGGTGCTGGATATAGTTATACTGCAGGGAATCATGGCGCTGGTAATACAGGTCAAGGCGGCGGCGGATACTATAATCCAAGTTACACTACAGATGCTTCTTTAGGTGATACTAACGGTCATAGAAGTGAGAGTGATCAAGCTATAAACGGAAGAATTTCTATCAGTTATACAAATGTTATTTCTGGGGATGCGATTGTCATCGCAGGTGGTGGCGGTGGTGCTGGTGGTGCAGGAAATGATGGATCTGGTCCATCTCCATCTCAGCGTGGATTTGATGGTGGTGTTGCCACCACTACAACTCAAAATTTAACTTCAGGATCTAATGCCCCCAATCATGGCAGTGACGGCGGTGGAGGCGGCGGTGGTGGCGGTGGCAGTCCTGGGGGTAGTCCAGGATTTACCCCTAGCAGTGATGTTGATGCAGGTGGCGGTGGTGGTGGAACATCTTTTCATAACCTTGGATACCATGGTGCTGCTCCATCTTTTAGTCAGTCTTCATATTCTACAGGAGGAGGACAATCCACCAATGGCAATCGTGGTAAAATTGTAATTTCTTATAATAATGAGGATGCAGCTCCAGATTCTCCTGGCAACTTCTCTGATAAAACTAATGCCCTGCTTAATACTGCTTATTTTACTACTGAAGAAAAAACAGTTGCTGGAATTAATGTTAGTGTGCCTGCATCCGCTGTAAATGCAGTAATTGTTAAAAATGACAGTAGCATGATTGGGGATACTACCTTTGTTAATGGGGATAGATTTAAATTACTCGTCACATCTTCTTCGGCATATAATGCTGAAGAAATAGGAACTATTTATTACGGAGAAATTGGATCTCAAGTTACCGCATCTTTTAAGGTTACTACAATATCAGTACCACCAAACATTCCAGATCCTTTCTCATTTACTGATGTAACTAATCAACCATTATTGACTTATGTTGATAGTAACGAAGTAACTATTTCTGGTTTAAATGCAGGTTCTGGCGCATTAGCTAGTGTATCTGCAATAACTGGGGGAAATATTACGGAAGCAGCAGTTGTTATTAATGGTGTGGAACAAGGAGCAAGTGGCGCAATTAGTAATGGTGACACATTAAAACTAAGAGTATTGACTTCTGGCATTCCAAATCTCACGACAGTTGCATCAGTTGTTGTCGGAACAGGATCTCCAGTTATTTGGAATGTAGGCACACTATTAACAGTTGATACTGGCGTAGACCCATTTAACTTTACTGACATATCAGGTGGAGTTGCTAATACACAATATGCTAGTAATGTAGAAACTATCACAGGTATCAACAGTCCTGCCGTAGTTTCAGTTACTACTAATTTCCAAGTTAATGTTAATGGAACCGGTTGGGTTACTCCAACTAGTACTACTACTATTAGTAATAATCAAACATTGCAAGTTAGAGGAACTTCTGGACCTAGTGATGGTGATGTTGTTACTGCTTTAGTTCAGATTGGCGGTGGGGCAGCTGGAGTTGTTACAGATGAATGGAGAATTGCCACAGGAACAGCAGCAGATTTTACTCCAGACGCATTTAATTTTGTAGATAGAAATAATCAGCAAGGATTTGTTACTGTATACAGCAATACAGTAGTTCCTGGTGGATTTGATTCAACAACTTCTTTTTCTGCTAGTGTAACGAGTGCTGGTAATACTAGTAGTCAAGAGGTATCTTTTGACACCGGTAATACATGGAATCCTTTACCATATGCAATCACTGATTATGTACCAGGAACTCCAGTGCAGTTAAGATTAGTCACTGGATCTTATGCATCAACTGGTGCAACTCTATCAGTTACCATTGGTAGTGTTACTGATACTTGGACAGTTACTGTACTGTCTGCACCACCTGCTGCTGGTGGTGAAGGAACTTGGATGTCAAAAAGAAAGAAAGAAGATGGATATGCTTTAGGAACAGTTATCACAATTTTTAGACAAGCAGATGGTAATTGGGGTAATTTAACAGGATCAAATACTTCTAGGTATCCTGGATTTA